GGACCCTCTTCTGCCTCCCACGCGAAGGAGGTACTACCTCCTCATGCGGCTATAGCCGCCTCGCCCCTTAATAAGGGCGAGCCATCGCGCGTTTGATGCTGACGACACGCGGGCGTCCACTTCGAGAGAGGTGATCGCTCTGGGAGTTGGCATCTCCGTTGATGAGCAAACACTTCATCAAGGCCGCGTACTCCAGGGCCTCATTATGAGGGATCCTGGCGCGTTGCACAAAGCCCCGCACGCGGGGACTCTGTGTATCGGGATCTATCGAGTGGATATCGTAACCCACGAGATAGGACCGACGGCCGAGAATCGGGGAGTCCTCTCCGACGTACGGATATTCTCCATTAAGGAGCGTTTCCAGTACTTCATCGAGAACTCGCACGGTTTGCCACCACCCGGCCTCATAAAAGAGGTTGCGAGTGGCGACCGTACTGATTAAATCAGTAGCGTCCCGATCACGAGGTGGCTTCTTGGTAGGTAGGTCCCGCCGGAACCTGACGATGGATACGTCAGATCCGGCAAAGAACTCCTTGCCACAAGACTCTCTGAACAAACCAGTCCAGAAAGACTTGTTCCGGTTAACCTTAAAGCCCAAAAGCTCCAAGGCCCGGATCGAAGCAACGGCGGAATCTACGGGGACAATGATGTCGTCCCCGTAAACGCGCACTGTGTCCTTGAGATTTACAACTTCCTCAAGAGACACGGGTGTCCTGTCCGTTAACGTTCCGTGAAGAACGGCTTTCACCACAATTGCGGTAAAAACCATTGCCTCAATAGGGAACGTCATAGCGGAACCCATGGATGCAAATTTGGAGAGCGCAAGCTTCCCAAATCCTGGCACATCCGCGTGTGTAGACCGAGTCACTTGTAGTGCTTCGGAAAACCACGGGTAGTCGAGGAAAAGTTCCTCAACAAGCCAGTTAGGCACCCTATCTGAGGCCTCGCTCAAATCAAGCGTTGCCAAAGACCCATCCTCAGAGCCAATCTGAGCCATAGCCTGATTAGGCCACTGCTCAGAGAAGCCAAGGAGGAACGATGCCGGGTTGTAACGCCCGGCAACCGTTTCCCTCTCAAGAAGGGTGGTAAGCTCAGAGCTGACCGCCTGCTGCATATACTGCATGCAGGTGGGTTCTTCAGCAATGAGCCTGGGTGTCTTAGCATTCTTAGGAACGGCGACCAGCTTAACCGGCCGCTCATTCTCAAGGTCCAAGAACGTCACTCCATCAAGAAATTCGATAGAGCGCGACGGAACCGCATACTCCAAGAAAGGAAATAACGATTCCATCCTCGCCGGCCACTCGGTCTGATCGTACTTCTGGTTTCCCAGTTTCCGATCAGCCGTGGCGCCCGGCCCATGCTTCGGCTTTACGTCGTAATCCCAGATAGTTCTATCAAGGACTAAAAGCGCATCACCAAAGATGACACGCACGACCTGCTTGAGATTGTCGACGATCGTGAGAACGTCAACATCTGGATCACTCCAGATCTCGTGCAAGTGTGCATGGATGTCTTGGTCAGTCTGGACATATGCCTTGTATGCTTCCCCGATCTTCTCGGGGTCGCACAGCTCCTTCAGTTTACCAAACGCCAGCGTGAGCTGGCGGATGGACTGTACAGAGTCAACACAAGGCGAATCCAGAAGGACACCAGTCTCAGAATCGAAGACACGATCGAACAGACCACCCAAGAAGTTGGGAGTCTTACGAGCGATCCCCTTAGGGCTCTTTCGAGCCCAACCGGAAAACAGCTCGTCGTCGACCCGACCTTCGCGCAAGGCAGATTCAAAATCCTTGCCGAAAGCCGGAAGGGTGAGAGTAAAGAAACTCTCGCCTTCGTGCTTCACCCTCTCTTGGACCCGAATAAGGTCTCGAGAGAGTTCTGAGGTGCTAACCGAGCATCGTATGCTGGCATCAGCCAGCATACATTGCCAGAGCTCCGTTCGGCTTTTCATGCCTTCCTCCATTCATATTGGGGGGTAAGTGCATCCTAGCTATGAGTCCCGAACGCGTTACGACTCACCACCGACGACCTTGGCAGGATTGCCAGCGGTCGCCAGCCAGTCGGTGAGTGCCTTGAGGTTGTCTTCAACCTCAGTGTTGCTAAAGCCCACCGTAGGGTGGTCAATAACAGCATAGACACTCATCGAGTATGGCCGGCTGACGCCATCCAAAAGAGGATCGGCAGCAGTCTTGGTGATGTCGAGACGCACCGTGCGGCGATTACGGTTTCGCAGATCATGCGAGACCTTAAGGGTGAAAGCCCCGTCCGACGTCTGGAAGACGCCTGAACGATCGCCATAGCTGACTCGGGGCAGGGTCTTGGCCACCGTGGCAACTGTCACGGTCTGAGGCTCAGAAAACATAGCGTGGAACTCCTGTCTGATTATTCAGTTGTTATTTAGTTGTTATTCAGTTATATGAATAACTTAGCGCCGGTTTAAACCGAGCGCGGCTAGAATCGACAGCTGACGAGGGGTCAAATCCTCATCAGACAAGCCGAAACCAAATGGATTCGCTTTTCGTCGCTGCATCGTCTTCGCTACTATAGTAGCGGAGATCGTCTTTGTGGTCCAGCCTTGCCCTTTAAGGCATACTGGGCCAGTCCAGACGTATGAGGTAGTTTTGACAGATTCTGCCATCATATACCCATAGATCATCACTAAGCCGTCACTGGCAAATGCATTAATGTTACTCAACACATCGCCAGTGTTAGCAAAGTAATCTGCGACGAAGGAGAAAGGTATCAGTTCCCACGCAGTATCGACACCAGGTTTGACGCCATAAACTGCGTCAAGCTCCCGGATCGATCTGGCCCACCCCACCTCTTTTGGAAGGTGGTAAGTGAACGCACCAGAAAACCATTTTCTGGTTTCCGTTACCGTGTTAACTGATACTCTACCCGTCTGAACAACATTGGCGGTTATCGGCGTGTCTGCGTACGGATAAGAATACGTACGCAGCGTGTCCGTTGACCGCACTGTTGGAAACGAGTAGCGTCTTCGAATAGGCTTCCCCGAATCACGGTGCAGCTGAGATACGATCTTTTCAGACCGTTCAGCCGCCTCGCGAAAATCGGTGATTGCCCCGATAGCTGGCGAGATTCCCAACTGGTAGTTGAGATACTCACCGGACATGCTACCGTTGCGACCCGGAACGGAGAATAATTTCCGTTCCGAGATGAGCTCAGCGACAGCTGTGGCTCCGTCGAAGACGGGAGATGTGGGTTGGACCCGACTGATAGCAGTAGCCCCGCTAGCATCCAAGGAAGAATCCTCGATGCTAATAGGAGCAAACCGCGTAGTCTGGGCAATAATGGAGTCAACGTCCGCACCCACCGCAAGACTCTTACAGATGGATCTAATATCCTCTGCAGGGTACAAGACGGTGTACTGCTGCGTTGACCCTCCTTCGAGCCACAACGGCTCAAGGTCCGCGAACACCTCAAATTTACGAGATGTGAACGGGCCTCCCACATCAGAACCCCTACCAAGATTACGGTAAGGGTTCGACTGAGAGACGACATACTGAGCTCCCTTGATCAAGTTCACATTTGAACTCGAGTAAGGGTACCAGTAACCTACCCAGAAGTTATCCTGCGCAACGTATGACGTCGCGGGAACAACTCTGGCTTTGGTCGTCATCTCTCAGTCCTCCTGTGAATCCATAGAGCGGTGCTCGTTATTCTAAGCACCTCGGGGGACCCTTCG